GGAAATACTTCTCTTGAAACTTTAAATGTTTCTGGTGTTTCTACTTTTAGAGATGATCTTATTTTCTATGATGCTACAAATCCTGTTGCAATGTGGGATTCAAGTCAAAGTAGATTTGAATTGGATAATAATATTTCAATGGTATTTGGTAATTCTAGTGAATTACAAATGTATTATCTGGGCCCAGCAGCTGAAGAAAGTGTAATAGCATCATATTCTAATCGTCCACTAAACATAAAAACAAGTCCTCTATCTTCAAGTGTTGGTGGTGCAATAACAAGGTTGAGTATCACTGGTGCTGGTGTAACAGTCACTGGAACTACATCTACAAACCAGTTAAATGTTTCTGGTATTTCTACTTTTAGTAATACTGTCAATTTTAATACTAATACTGTTAATTTTGGAACACAGTGTTCTATTTCCACATCTGGAAATGATTTAAACATCAACGCATATACTGATGTTTATATTCGTGGTACTTATGGTGGAACTAGAATAACCTCACAACCAGGCGCTAATTTAGTTTTTGTTGATTCTGTTGCTGGTGATGTCTCCTTATACTATCAAACTGGTGCAGGATCTCAAGGATCTTCAAAGAGACTTCAAACTCTTGGCACTGGTGTGACAGTCACTGGAACCACATTTACAAATCAATTAAATGTTTCTGGCGTTTCTACTTCTCAAGGAGGATTCACAAGTGGAATTGGAGTTACTAATCCAGTTCAAATTACAGTAACAGGAAATACTTTAACCTTTACTGTTGTTGGTATTGGTTCTACCAGTTTAACTTTAGTATAAGTTTATCTTGGAGAGAGTACTCTAATACTCTCTCCTTTCTTAGTATCATCATCTACATACTGAGAAGAGAACCCATAGGACATGATTTCTCTCATGTCGTCTATGGCAGTTTGTAAATATCTTTTTCGCAACAAGTAGATATTTCTTTTCTTATCATTCTGTTGTATTTCATATTCTTCTATACTAACTATTTTTACTGGATTAACTGTCACATAAGTTCCAATTGTTTGTGGTTGTGTAAATGAATCAAATGTAACAAGAGAATTATCAAAAGTTGTCTCCTCTGAACTAAAGACATATGGAGTAGTTGTTGCAACTGTTTGAGTAATACTCTGATCCAAATACTTAATGGTAAAATTAGGTTCAACTATTTTACCTGCAGGGATGATCATTTTCCCTTTAGAGTCTCTAACTAAAGTAGTCTCATAGTGATGTGCAGAATTTAATTGATCATAACTATACTTTCTAGTTAAGTATCTTTCAAAATCTAAGTTAGATAAAGGCCATTCAGTTCTTACATTTAAAATATTATTTGAGATTAAGACAATCCAATCATAGGCAGCACTGCCATAATATTGTTCTGCAACTTGATCTGGTCTTTGATCACCAGTAATTTTATACTTTTCAAATGCAGTTACAGTGGTGAATAAGTCGTCACGAATCTTTGCTCTTCTAAACAGATTCTTTACTCTTACATAATCAGTTGAAGAGTTTCTGTTAGATTCTTGAGATTGGTAAAGTAAGTCTGATACTTCTCTGAAATATGTCATTAGTATCCTCCTGATTCTCCATACCCAGAGTTGAGATCTGCTGATGTTCCAGCAGATCTTCCAGTTGCACCAGGAGTATTGGATCTTCTAACATCAGATGGAAGTGGCCTTCCTTCTGCTGCTGCTTGAGCTCTTGCAGTTGCTGGATCTCTAGGATTATCTGTATTTACATTTGGAAGATCTGGAGAAACATAGTTATAATCATATGGACCAACAATATCAGTATCCCCAGTTTCTCCAAATTCATCGCTGAATATTGGGGTAAGTTCAGTGAATCCTAATGACATGGTGACTGCTATTGGTTGAGAACCTCCTGCTTGAGAATCTCTATACGCAGCATAAAAACCATCAGGAGTATAATTAATATTGCAAGCCACTAATGCACAGGTTTTAATTCTGCCTATACTTTTCAATTGACTTGCAGACTTTAATTCTATTTTAAAAACATTTGGGGCACCTAAGTAAAAAGAAGACTGTTGATCTTTTCCTCTTATTGGTGCCATTCCTTTTTTAAAGAAGTTTAAAATCCTTCTTATATCTGCTGCTTCTTCTTTACTTGTAGGAGTCATTTTAAATGAGAATCCAAATTGTCTTAAAGTTGGTCCATTGAATAACAACTCAAGATTTTGATTAATTGCAGATCCAGTTGCTCTGGAAATATATGCTTCTGGGTCAACATTAATATTTGCTCTCTTTAAGAGACCTGCTGCAATATTTACAGGCATATATGTTTTCAATCTATTAGCCAAAGCTGGGTTTGTAAGTGCAGTGCCAAAGTCTTTTGTAGAATCAAAAAACCCTGCACCATCTCCACCAGCAACAGTACTTACTGCTTTTGCCAAAGATGGCATCAAAGCAGCAGCAGTATTACTTAGAGTACTTTCTCCCCACTTAACAGCATTGCTTTCAGAAAGTTCATTAGGCATGGGTAAAGTTACTGATCCTTTTATTTCTTCTTTAGGATCTTGAAATGAACTTTCTGTTTGTATTAATTCTTTCCTAACATATTTAATTTGTTTTATGACAATTTTATCTTGTCCAGGGGGATATGATTTTGGATAAGTTAAATTCTTAAACGCTGCTCCTCCACCAGGAGTGGGGAAAGATCTTACAAGATCTGCACTAACCCCTAAATTTTCAGCTACATTATTGGGACCAGTATCTAAAGTTTCGTCTTCCATTTATCTACCCCACACTTTTTCTGATTTGATTGGTATTTCTACCCCACCCAAGTCCCTTACAAATTCTTCTACAGGTAGTAGACACATGGTTTGCCATTCTGGTTGTGCTAAAATTAAGTAAGGACTTCTTACCTCTGATAATAAGTATTTATGTGCTCCTTTACGAAACTTTGGGATTTTATCTTCTGCCAAACTTGCTACAAGACCCATCCTTTCCTCTGGAGAATAATAGTGTAAGTTGACTGCAAAGAAGGATTTATTATCAGTTTCTAAAACAAATGCTAGAGGATACTTATCATAAAATGGAAGGTCTTGTCTTGTCTTTGCTTCATACTGATAGAACATTAAGTTAAATAATCTTGGAAATGTAGTGGTTAGATTTGCATCTCTTTTCAATTCATCTCCAATCTCATCAGACCTTTCGTCAGTTATAATATTTGTAGGACTTTTTTGATAAATTTTTTGCCTATACCAATTTCTTGATCTACTTCTGCCACCAATGTCTTGTTGGATAGATTCAAAAATAGTTTTATACGCCAAGATTATCCTCCGTTAATATTTTAAATTCCCACTTTCTGTCAGCACAAAATTCTTTTGCTGCTTTCCATTTTGCTTGATTTTTAGCATACTCTTTTATTTCATAGAGTTGCTTTTGAGTCACTCTTGCTTTTGGTTTTGGACCTTCAACTTGCCTTTTAGGTTTTACCTCAATCAAATTTTCTTGAATTTTCCCATTATTATCTTTATATTTTATGTAAAAATCAGGGAAGTATTTGTGTACTCTACTATCTATTGGAGACAAATAAGGAATCCATATTTCTTCACTAGACCACTTTAAAATATTTTCATTCATGTCACAGTAATACATAAACTTTCTTTCCCACAATGACCTGTAGATAATATTTGAAGAATCACCAATATACTTTTGTGGATTAGAAGGTCTGTATATTCCTTTATAGCTCATACATATAATATAGGCACTCCAAGTATTTAGATGGCAGCATTAGACTACAAAAGACTTTATTATACAACTGACGAATTACTAGCAAGATTTAAACCATCTTTATCTAATTACTTTGATGTTTTTATTGATGCAACTTTTGATGGTATAAACACTGATGCTGATGGTGCTCCAATTAATTTTTCAGCTTATGATGCAGTCCTTCCAGGAACATCGTATGAAACCTCAGAAGTTTTTGGCGTTCATCAAGGATTGACTCAAACATATGCCAACAAAAGAGTTTATCCTCCAGTAGATATTAGTTTTTATATTGACTCTAATTATACACTGCTTAGATTTTTTGAAACCTGGATGGGGAAAATTTCTCCAAACTTAGGGATACCTTATAATTCATATCAAAAATTTGAATATCCAGGGACTAATGGGGGAACTGCAAATGGATATAAAAGAGAAGTAATTATCACCAAGTTTGAAAGGGATTTTAGAGAACCTGAAAATAGAGTCATTAATCCTTCTACTGTCAACAATCTATCAAAAACTACTTGTACATACACATTAAGGAATGCTTACCCCACAAATGTTATTGCAGTTCCTGTTTCCTATGATGGTGCCAATATTCTGAGAACAACAGTGACTTTTAATTATGATGTATATTCCTTCGCTAAGGATAATCTGCCTTATAATGAACCTGGAGGTGGAGCTCCATCTGCACAACCTGGGGGGGATACTTTAGCAGGTCTTACTCAACAAGTTCAACAACTTAATACTGGAAGAATTAATACTGCTAGTCAAGCTGGTGCTCCACTTCCACTTCCCCCTAATGTGGGGTAATAAATAGTCACATCTGAATTTTATATTTCAATATGCCTTTACCTACAGTTGCAACTCCAACATATGAGTTGACTTTACCTTCAAATAAAAAGACAATTAAGTATAGACCTTTCTTGGTCAAGGAAGAAAAAATTCTTATCCTTGCCATGGAGAGTGGGAACTCAAAAGACATTACAAATGCAGTTAAGACTACTCTTAGAGATTGTATCTTAACTAAAGGAATTAAAATTGACAGCCTTCCAAGTTTTGATATTGAATATTTGTTTTTAAATATCAGATCTAAATCTGTTGGTGAGTCAGTAGAACTGATTATCACATGTCCAGATGATGAGGAAACTCGTGTAGATGTTACAGTTGACATTAGTGAAATTCAAGTTGTAATTCCTGAAGATCACACTTCAGAGATTAAAGTAGATGACACTATTACTGTCAAAATGAAGTACCCATCACTTCAAGAATTTATTGATAGTAATTTTGATATTGGTGCTCAGACTGGTAGTAAAGAAACCATTGAAAGATCTTTTGAAATTGTTGCATCTTGTGTAGACATTGTTTACACTAAAGATGAGTCTTGGTCTTCTGCTGATGTAACCAAGAAAGAATTGGTTGAATGGTTACAGACCTTTGACTCCAACCAATTCCAAAGGATTGAACAGTTCTTTAATACTATGCCAAAACTTTCTCATACTATTAAAGTAACCAATCCAAATACTGGCGTAGAGAATGAAATTCTTTTGGAGGGTCTCTCAAGTTTTTTCGGATAATTCTTGGTCATGAAGATCTTGAGTCTTATTACAGGACTAATTTTGCCTTGATACAGTACCATAAATACTCGTTGACTGAGATCGAAAATATGATCCCTTGGGAGCGTGAAATTTATTTGGCACTTCTTGAAACCCATATTAGGGAAGAAGAAGAAAAAGCAGCAAAGGCAAATAGATGAATCCAGAAGATTTTAATTACTTTCAATCAAGAGTTTCTAGATTTATTTCTGGCAGCAGGTCTGGGAGAAGTTTTCTTTCAGGGGCACCAGTTGCCAGAGTCACACGCATATCTGGGATTTTTCCAAAGAGAAGAATACCACAAGAAATTTTATCCAAACCATCTACAGCATCTGATGATGGGATTGAATCATCTAAAAGTTCTATTTCTTCTTTAGGAAGAGTAACATTAGATCTTGAAATCATTAACAATAACTTAGATAGAATTGCACAAATTATTCTTGGAGATTATAAAAGCACTCAAGAAACAAATAAAAAAGAGATAGAAGAATATAGAAAAAGAGTTGCCAATAGAGGTAGAATATTTGGTAAGAAAGAATTAGGAGATAAGAAAACTGATTTACTTGGAGGTATCAAGAAATTTATAGGGTCATTTTTTAGTGGGACTGGAGGAAGTATAAGAGCTCTTGCAATGTTTAACTTATTGCAAGGGTTGATGAGTGGTGACCCATCAAAAATTATTGGACCACTTCTTGGTATTGGAATGACATACATTCCTGCTATTGTAAGTAATATTGTTAGTGGTGTTGCTGGAGGATTAGCAACAAAATTATTCAGTGGTGGTGGTTCAGCACAAGCAGCAGGTGCTGCTGCTCCCATGGCAACTAAGGCACCTAAATTTGCAAAGTTTGGCAGAAATGCAGCACTTGCAGGACTGTTTGCCACAATGGCAGCATCTATTATAAAACCTGATGAAGATCCTCAAAGAAAAAGATTAGAAGATCTTACTGCAGAACAGAAAACATCTGTATCTCCAGATGGATTACAACCAATTACTCAGGATGATTTGAAGAGGTTTGATAATTTGAATAAAAAATTTGAAGCAGCACTTGACTTTTTACTTGGAAAAAAAGGAACTCAACAAGATGAGCAGAGACCATCTAGAGGTGGTGGAGGTGGGCAAATAAGACCAGTTGATACAACAGGAACTTTTTCTGGTTCAACTGCTGCTCAACAAGCATTCACATACTTTAAGAGTAAAGGATTGACTGATGAAGATTCTGCAGCAATTGTAGGCAATTTACTACAAGAAAACAGAGCAATGGATCCAACATTGGCTAATAGTATTGGTATGAAAGGAATAGCACAATGGGATGCAAGTAGATGGGCTGGACTTGAGGCATTTGCAGCAAGCAAAGGATTAGATCCAAACAAACGTGAAACTCAACTTCAGTACGTGTATTATGAATTTGCAACAGGTAGTGGAGGACTTGGACTTGAGAGATTGAAAGGAACTCCTGGTCTTGAAGCAAAAACAAAACTTGTAAGAACAGATTATGAAAGACCTGGAGAAGCTGAAGCAATGGATGCACAACGTATTCAATATGCAAAAGATGTGATGCGTATGTATGCTGGAGTGGTTCCAACAGGGTCTCCATCTGTCCCATCTCCAGTAGTTGCTGCTGCTCTCAGAGAACAAAGACCAGCAGCAACTACTCCAGCAACTAGACAACAACCAAAAGTTATTATGATTCCAGCAGAAACTGGAACAGGTGATCAACAATCATCAGCAGCAGTAGGAGCAAATGATATTATACCAACAATAGATACAACTTATCCAGAAAA